TGATGGGCTGTTTAGAGTCACAAAGAATTCTTTTTGTTCAGGTGTAAAAATAGGATTGTGACCACCACACTTTTTAAAAAACATCCACCCAAGTTCATTGTATTTGTTCTCAGATATATGTGTTGCTTGGATATTCTTTGCAAATGCTATCGCTTCAGGTTTATTCATATGGACCTACCTAAACTTTAGCAGCTATTGCAAGTTCACGGAGTGTCACACCTGTATAACTGCTTTCCATCTTCTCTACCCAATATCGATGATTGAACCACTTGCCAAGCTCCCAACAATAAACATCATCAATCGCTTTTGTTCTTGTGGCCTCTTTTACCTCGTCTCTACCACCAAATCGGGTAACAATATTTTCATGCTCAACCACATAAGCTTGGCCTTTATCACCAACTTGAAGACATAACCGTGATTTAATTCCATCTTCATACTGGATGAGCCAATTATCTGAATCGCTTTCTGTTCTTTGCTCAAATACAACGATGCCTTTTTCACCTGACGGATGCTGTATTAAATTGCCTTCAAATATTTCACAATTGAGATAATCTTTGTATGGAGATTTAAGCATTTTACTCATCCTCCAAAATAACCCATTCCAGCAACTCAATTCTTTGCTTCAACTCTAAAATGATTCGATCAAAGTTTTTTGATACTTCTTTATTTTGAGCTAATTTTTGAAAGTGCTTTTGATCTTCTATATCGCGATTGATTGAAGCAATCATTTCTTCAACTTCTTTCTTTGTTCTCATTTTTGCACCTCTGCAATACCTGATTATGGGTGTGGCAACTGTTCAGGTTAAACAGTTTTTCGGTGATCAGCCTAGCCACAAATTGATTATACATTAGCCAAATTGCAAAGCACAGTTTAATGCCGTTTGAGTTGCTAAAATACCCATATCCGCTTGCTTGATTTCTGCTTCAAGTTCAGCGTGAAAGTCACGTAGTGTCATCGTGAATTCTTCAGGCTCACCAAGCGAGTTAATTCGATTTACTGCAATTGGTTGATCAGGATTTGCGAATATCACATCAAGCGCGGCTTGGCCTTCTGGCGTGTCACCGAATAACGAGCCTTGTCTTGGGTCGCCCATGTTTTCAACGGCCTGAATCTCATTGTTAATGGCTTCACTAATCGCCTTTGCGCTCTTGCGGTTATTATCAAATACCTCAAGAAATCTTCTTGCTCCATCACTTAACCCATCATCAATAAGCTGGTTTTGATTTAAATAATCATGAACGGTTTGCCCATTCGCTTTAATGTCTGAAAGCTTCTGTGCTGCCAGCGCTAAGTCTTGAGAAATGGTATTTTTAAAGCGTCCGCCTTGCTTCACTAAATCATTAAGCTGGGTCAATTGTGGGGCTGCACGGAGTAAAGCATTTAGGACATTTTTACTATCATCATCTAGGTTTTCAGATAGGCGAGTGACAAGGTTAGAATCGTCATATGCACGTTGAGCAATTGCTGATTCAATACGGCGTTTACCTTCTTGCGATAAACGACCATCGCTAGTGATTACAGATCCACGCTCTGACTGTGGCAATTGATCTACAAAATTACGGATGTAATCCATAGAACCATCAATATTTATCGCACCATCACTGTTGATTTTAAGCAGTGATGCATCTGGCAAACGATCTGCATCACCCTTAGCACGCTCAGTTGCGCTGAATTGCGCCACATCGCTTTCATTTGCTAAACGGGAGAAATCTACACGGTTCACGTCACTAAGCCGTGTACGCACTAAAACAGGCTGATTTAAGTCTGATATATCCATGTTTCTTTGATTTGCCCAGTTCTGAACAAATTCTCTGTATGCATCTGCCTTACCATTGTCATAAGCCTTGCCAATTGCGAGAGTACGACCATTGCCAGATTCAACAACATTATCGGGGCCAATAATCGGCGCACCATCGGAAAGTTTATAAGACTCGCCTAGCCATTCTGGTTTTAGATCATCGGCCATACGCTCGATTTGTTGGCGTGATGCTTCACGGGTTCGATCACGTGGTTGCAGCTCACTAGGGTAAAGTGGATTTACACCGTATAACTGATCATTAGATGCAACTAAATCAGCCCAGTCTTTTACTTCATAAGCAAAATCGTAGCTTGAGCCATCCATTCCAGTTGCTGTACTAGATTCACCACCATAACGGGAGCTTAACTGGTTCCACTTATTACGCCATTTATTTACAGCTTCACCTACTGTCATGCCTGACATGCCATTATTTTTAACGATAGCGTCAGCATTTTTAGAATCGTACGAACGCACCACATCAATTAATGGGCGGTTTGGATCTGCTTTAAGAACTTTGACAGCTCCCCCTGGTCCGAGCAAGTGCCCCAAGTACTGCTCATGTGCTACAGGTTCACGGCCTAAGTTTTTACGAATATAGCTATTGGCCTGCTTAATATGCTTCAAGCCGATGCGAATCTGCTCATCAACATTATTGCGGTCTTTACCACCTAAGTTCTTCCAAGAGTCATCTAAGACTTGGAAAAGTCCATATGCAGAAGAAAGACGTTTCCCGTCCTTTCCTATAGGCGGTTGCGCTGTATGGTTAAATTTACCACCCGTTTCAATATGGCTAATCGTCAATGCAACACTTGGTTCTACGCCATCTTGTTTTGCACGTAATGCGATTTGTTTTGCATTGGTAGGCAAAGAGCTATTCGAATAATCTATCGTGTTTCTGCGTGGCTCTCCTTGCACTTTATTTGGCACGCTAACAGGCTGCCCTTTTAATATTTGTTCAGTAGCAGCATCAAGGTTTTGATAGTGTCTGTTTTGCTGTACTGGATCAGTCGTTTTAACTGGTAAGGTAGTATCTTCAAACTCAAAACTATTTCTGACCAGAGCATCATTAATCTGCTCATTATGTGTTTCAAAGTCATCAGAGTTGAGTTGGTTTATTTCTGTGTCAACTTCACTATCTAATTTGTTTTGACGAGAACCAAGATAACGTGCTCCACCAAACATCAATGCATTTAAAAGCAAGTCAGTTGCAATAGATTCGCCTGTAACTTCATATTGTTTGGCTTGTTTGTCATATCCCTCAGACTTGAGAATTTGCTCACTAGCGTATTGCATACCAGTGTTTAAGCCTGTTGCCCCACCAATGGATAAAGCAGCATCACCAATTAAACCACCTGTACCTTTGAAGCCGTAGCCAATTGGCAATGCAGTACCTACTGCGTCACCAACCGCATTTACGCCAGCAACTTTTAAAGCTGTGCTTTCGTCAACACCTTTACGGGTTAAATCGGTATAGACATAATTACCAGTTGAACCACCTGTTAAAGTAGCTGCACCTACTGTACCACCTGTTGCAACACCTAATGCACCGCGCCACAAGTAGTCCCCAAGCCCAACACCAATATTCCCGACTAGGCCTGTATTTTCTTTGTCCTCAAGATTGGCGATAGTTCCATAAACTAAATCATCACGAGCCTTATCACGTTTAGCTTTGTACTCTGCATATGGTTCAATGAACTCATTTGTAGATACATCTTTTAAGCTATAACTTACACGGTCTACAACGGCGTCAATCGGCGCAGAAATAGCATCACCAACTTTGTTTAGACCTACAGCCATACCACGGAAAGGTGAAGAAATCGCACCATCAAACACACCCGGTTCATTTGGTCGAGTATCTGGATGCTGCAAGCCTTGATTATTTGTTTTCTCAAAGTCTTGTTGTGTTTCACTTGATAAATCAGATAACCAGTTACTCATTACTTATCCACCCCATTCAAGCGAATACGCCAAATATGACCTTTTACAACCAAGGGCCGACCACGTTCGTTGATTAGGTCATACATTAAGTCACCATTGGCTGCTTTAGTTGTTGATCGAGATAAACGAAAGTTATCTAAATCATTTACAGACAAACCTGTAGCTTTTGAAATATCTGCATACCCTTTTTGGATTTTTGATTCAAAGGTTGTATCTTTCATTCCATAAGGTTTAGACACTTTCCAGTCAGATATATTTCGATCTGTGTAATCTTTAAAGCCACCTTTCTGCGTATAAACTCCACCAGTTGCCAAACCTAAAGCAGTACGGCCTATCTCGTCTTTATAATCGTTGTCATCCCTATGAGTTTGCCCACGTGCTTCAGTTAAGTAAGCATAAATAGACTGGAATGCAGCATAGTTAAGATTGGCTGTTTCACCTGATACAGATTGCCCGACATATTGATTAAACTTTTGCTTGAGCAACGCTTCTTTAGGTTGAATCATTTGCTTGTTCTTAAGTGCTTGTTTGCCTGCAACAATTGCGGTTGCAACATCTAATCCAGCATCAGAACGGAAATTATTAGCACGTGCATACCCAGCCATTTGATAAGCAGCATCGCCATTTCCTAACTGGCCTAAAGCTTCACCCCAAATTTTTGCACCGTTTTTAATTCCTTTAGTCTGGTTAATCATAGAACTAATTAAGTCTAGTTTCTGATTAACATTAGCTTCTTCCCAAGCCTGTTTTGCAGCTGGTAACGCTTCTTCTGGAATTGGTTTAATTGTTGCGTTTGGATCTTTATCACGTTGTGCAGCTTGATATGAACCAATAGTAATTATGTTTTGAGCAAATTGATTTGGATTCACCTTTACCATTAGCGGGTTTACTTCTGGTAATTGAATACCCTTCTCACGCAAAGCTTGAGTTGGGTTCTCTTTAGCTGTTTTTAACTTATTTGCATAAATATTTTGGTAGGTCGCCAAAATTTTATTTTCAGATACAGGGTCAGCAGATGAGCTATTTTTCATCTTTGCTTTGCGGTTGTTGATTTCAGTTAGCTGTTGGTCTGTAGGCAACGCTTGAAAGCGGATGAAATCAGCCGATTGCTTTTTATAAAAATTATATTCTGCTTCGGAAGGAGTACCTTTAACTGCTTGCTCAACATCATTCTGGTATTTCAAGTCTAATGGACGACCAGTTAAGGTACTTTGAATAAACTCATTAACAACTTTATCAGCCTCATTAATGCGCTTGTTCTCATTAACTTGCTGGCGTTGCTGTAATGTAGTGATCTTGCTTTGAATTTCAGTCTGAAATTTTTGAACTGTCGCGCCGTCAAGGAACTTATATTCTTTAAGTCCTGTTGCTATAGTCTTTAAAGCTTCAATATCATTACCCGCAAGAGCCTCCGTAATTTTAGAATTAACATCATTTACATCGCGGGCTGTTTGGTACTTAATTCCCATCTCACTTTTTTGAGCTTCAGATAAAGGCAAGTTGGATAAGTTTTCAGATAGATATTTTGCTCCATCTTCACGACTCATACGTGTAGCTACATCAAAATAACGGTCAGCTAATACGCCGCCTTTTTGCTCATCTGCTTTTAATTGAAGTGGTAGGAATGATTGACGCTGCTGCAAGACATTACTGTCCCAATATTTCTTTAAATCTTCCTGAGCATGGCCAGGTAGATTAGGCTGTAACTCGGTAAATTTTTGCGTTGAAAAAGTATTAAGCTCTTCATCCGCCTGCTTCACATTGATTTCACCCTTACCCAAGCGATTTTTAATATCAACTACTTTGTCATTTAAATCGGTAGTTAGAGATTCATCGAGCTTCAACTTCCCTTCTTTTTCTTCAAGCTTATTGTTATACAGCTCTAAATTCTTAGCCGTAATGTCTTGCTGAATCTGTTCTTGATTGCGCTTTTGAAAGATTTGTTCTGCTGAATTACTGACGTTCTGTAAGGCGCCAGCAATCATTTGACCGCTTTGATTTTGTGGCATTTGGATACGTTCAGCTTGTGGCATAGCGTTGCCAAAGTTACCCATAGGAATACGTGCCATTACTTCCAGCCTCCTTTTGAGCCACTACCAGTTCCGCCCTTGTACAAGCCACTTGCACCAGTAGAGACAGTGTTTAAAACGCCTGTGGCTGCCGCCGTGTTAGCATTACTTTTATAAATACTAGCTTCTGCTTTTAAGCGCTGAGACGTGTTATAACCTGAGATTTCAGACAATGCTGCGTCATATTGTGCATCTTGCTCGATCTTGTCATTGATGGTGACTGCTGTGCCTTCATTCACGCTCAATCCATTTTCAGCCGCTTGTGCTCTGGCTGCCGACTGAACCTTCTCTTTTTGTTTTCTGATACGTTCAGCTTCTAAACGTCCACTTGCTTTTGCTGCGTCTGCATCGGCTTCGGCTTGTTTTTCTTGAGTTTTGCTATTTGAATAGGCTGAATACCCAGAAATTGCTGCACTTAATACAGCTGCACCTACTGCAACATATGCCATACTCATGCGATAAACTCCTTATCTTGAAAACCAATGCTTTTCAGAAAGTTGTCAATCTCACTTTCAGGAATCGTTAAATCTTCCTCAAGCTTTGCAACATCAGTTTCTTTAGTAGGGTGAATAGTCAGCCAAGAACTATCTTCATGAAAATATCCGATGCGTTTAGTACCGGGTAAAGACTTCATAATTTGCGGAGCATGTAGCGTTTTAATCCCATCTTCTGTGATTAATGAGACAGCACCTTTCAATAAAATATTGAAGTGCTCAGTGCTATGCATTCGACTAATTACCAATGTGCCTTCGGTAGCATCCATCTGGCGCATATAAATATCAGGTGCGAAATGGTGAAAGACTGGTGGTTCACGCTCTTCAAGTTCATCGGTAGCAATACCATCAAGAATTTGTTCCTGAATGCGTTTAACCACTTCGAGATAAGTACGGCGATCAGGATTGCTTAAAATACGTTTTAAGGTTTCAACCTTTTCAAGTTGTAGAGCTTCATTATCCATAATCACACCTTCATTTCTAAAACTGCGCCTGAAAGCTGAAAGCCCAATGACGTATAGAGTTCAATGCAATTTTGAGTGTTCACCATAGTTGAAGTCCCACAACAAATATTGTTAGCACCCATTCCCACTGCCCAACCAATGAAGGCTTGCACTAATGCCTTAGCAACTCCATCGTTTCTATGATCTGGTTTAACATACATCACATGGTCAAATGCAAGCTTATGATCTGAGTACCAATCTGTTGAGATTCCACCAGCGAAGCCGCCAACAATTTGATCTTTATCAATCGCGAGAAAAATTACGCCGTTGCCATCCAGCAACCATTTAAAATGCTTAGCTGCTTTATCAGGTATATACCCACGGTTTTTGAATACAGGTGATTCACGGACGAATGCACCACCTATATGCACCAGCATTGGTATATCTTTAAGTGTTGCAAGGCGTATTCTCATGGTTATCTCTCATTGATCGATAGTTGCATGGCTATAGCTTGCAAGTGAAAAGGCAAAGGTTTGTTGTGTGTTATTACAATTGGCACAGCATGCAGATCTGTCCAGTCCCCGCCCTCAATCAAGTGATATCCAGTTCGAGGAGCTTGAGAGTCCATTGGTGTTTCATCAAATTCAAAAAGCTCTAAAAGCTCCCCATTAATTTCAGGTGCAAGAGTCTTATTAAAAAAGAATGCTATGCGATCAATTTTTGCTTTAAATAGCAAAGTAGATGACGGGTTTTGGCTTAGTTCAGGCGGAAATAGTACGGCTTCGCTA